ATTGCCGGGGGAAACAAGACCTAAGAGTAAAGTTAAGAAAAAAGCCGACAAGGTAGAACAAATGTCTGACGCAAGACTTAAACGAGAAAAGCAACTAGCCAACCCATATTTAACTTATGAAGACAGAGCTAAAATTTTAGGCGGTTTTAAAAAAGGTGGTATGCTTAAAAAATCTAAAAAGAATATGACAAATAAACAAATAAAAAACCAAGCAAATGTGCGGCCTATTAAATCCAAAGAAACTTCTGCATCTTTTTTCTTTAAGGATGGTGAAAGACCTGATAAAGACATTAGAGGTACAAAAGGACGATTGGCTAAAATGGTAAAAGCTAAAGAAAAAGCAAATAAACCAGGAGGTAAGAACTATCCAAAAACAATGATGGCATCTAAGACTAGAATGAAACACGGCGGGTCTGTTAAAGGTAAATGCAGAATGGATGGTATTGCTGTTCGTGGTAGAACTAGAGCTAAAGAAAGAAGCAAATAATGAGCAATAAGTATACAACTAAGAAGAATGCTATTGCAGACTGTGATGTTTGCGGTTTTCAATTTAAACTTAGAGAACTAAAAGATTTATATGTAAGACAAACTAACACTAATATTAAAGCTTGTAAGGAGTGTTGGAACCCGGATCAACCGCAAAACATGCAAGGGATGTATCCAGTAGAAGATCCTCAAGCAGTGCGAGATCCAAGACCTGACCAGAGTTTTAATGAGAATAATATAACCGGGTCACGAGATATACAGTGGGGATATAACCCAGTAGGCGGAGCAAGACCTCCAGCTAATGAGTTTACATCTAATGATTTAGTAGTTTCCACGGTAGTGGCAGATGTTACAATAACAATAACTTAGGAGAAAGAAATGACTAAAGAAAATCAAACAAGAAAACCAAAAATGGTAGATGGATATGTACAGCCTCAATTAGTTCCTGTACCAAACTTTGCAGGCTATCCAGAAAAAAATATTAAAACAACAGGCGTAGTGACTCGTGGTAATGGCGCAGCTACAAAAGGCACAAAAGCTCGCGGTCCATTAGTATAAGGATAAGCAATGACTTACGCAGAACTAGTCGCACAAATACAATCGTATACTGAAGATGAATACTCTACAGTAGATGTAAACACGTTTATAACTCAAGCTGAAAACAGAATTTTTAATGGAGTTAATCTTCCAGACTTAAGAAGAAATGATACAGGTACTATTAACTTTGCAAACAAGTATTTAAATGTACCAGAGGATTGGCTAGCTACTTATAGTTTAGCGGCTATTGATAATACAACTAATGAGTATACTTTTCTTATAAATAAAGACGTTAACTTTATTAGGCAATCATTTCCTGATACTGATTCAGCTCACTACGGAAAACCACAATATTATGCTGTCTTCGATGATACAACATTTATACTCGGTCCTACACCTGATAAAGCTTATGGTGCTGAGCTTCATTACTTTTTTTATCCTGAGTCTATTACTACTGCCGCTAGCGGTACGTCTTGGCTGGGAGATAATTATAGCTCCGTATTACTTTATGGTTCATTGTTGGAAGCAGCTGCGTACCTCAAAGCCGACCCAGAAACAATAGCAAACTACACTAATAGATATAATCAAGCTATGGCAGAACTAACTAGATTAGGAGAAGGTAAGAATACTCGCGATGCTTATCGTAGTGGCCAAACTAGAATACCGGTTAAAGGTAGAAGAGGGAGTGCAGTCTAATGGCTTCAATAATACAAGGCGCAACAACAGGATTAAAGTATTTAGTATTAACAGGTGAATTAGATTTTAGTGATTCTCAAACATATAAGATAGCACTTTATACTGATGCAGCAGACTTAAGTCCAGGTAATACAGATACAGTTTATAGCACTACTAATGAAGTAGTAGGTGCAGGGTATACAGCAGGAGGGAATAATTTAGTTGTGGCTGATCCTGGATTTTCTTTTGAGCCCGTAGTAGGGTACGTTAGTTTTGGCAATACTTCTTGGCCATCATCTACATTTACCGCAAGAGGAGCTGTAATATATAGAAATACTGGGGGTAATGGCTTAAAATACACCGTAGCTGTTTTAGATTTTGGTAGTAATGTGACGGCAAATAATAATACATTTAATGTAACATTCCCACCAGATAACGCAACAGAAGCACTTATACGATTTGAATAAAAAGGAATAACATGACAGGATTTTCATCGCTTATAGCGGATGCACCAGAAGTAACAGTAGATAAAGTAAGACCGTTAGAAAAAGATTTATATAAAATGATGTGGGATAAACCAGAGTATAGACAAGTTGCTCCTGGTGAAAAAATAGCCCATGAGTTTTTAAAACAGGCTAAACCTAAACAAGGTGCTACAGTTTTAGATTTAGGTTGTGGTACAGGACGAGGTGGATTAAACCTAGCGTTCTTTGGTGGACTAGATGTGACTATGGTTGACTTTGCAGATAACTGCTTAGATGAAGATATAGTCCCAATGTTAGAAACACAGAAGCATGCGTTGCGATTTGTAGAAGCTGATTTGTCTCAACCTCTACCTGTTCAAGCAGCTTATGGTTTTTGTACTGATGTGATGGAACATATAAGACCCCATCATGTAGATCAAGTTATAGAGAATTGTTTATCTGCTTGCCAACATGTATTTTTTCAAATATCTACAGTTGATGATAAAGCAGGAGTGTTAGTAGGACATAAGCTACATTTGAGTGTGCACCCATATGAGTGGTGGCTTAAAAAACTCAAAGACCATAAATGTGTAATACATTGGTCTCAACAGACAGATAACACTTGTTTGTTTTATGTAAGTAATTGGGCAACAGGAGAAGAAGTAGTTGATGCAGGTACTGTAAATACAACTGATGATGAGATAAAGAAAAACGTAGAACACAATATAAAGCAAGATTATTTACAAGTAGAGCCACATCCAACTAACGAGATTGAAGTTATGATTGTAGGAGGAGGACCATCCTTACCACAACATATAGAAAAAATAAAGCAATTGAGGGCAAAAGGTGTTAAACTTATAACTATTAATAACGCCTATAATTGGTGTTTAGATAATGGTTTAACTCCTTCTGCTATGGTCATGGTAGATGCAAGAAAGTTTAATGCGAGGTTTACAAAACCTGTAGTAGAGGATTGTAAATACTTTATAGCTTCACAATGTAACCCTAGTGTATTTGAGGGCTTGCCAAAAGATAGAACTTATATATGGCATACGCAAGCAGACTTATTAAAAGATATACTAGATGAGCAATATAAAACATGGTGGTCAGTTCCAGGAGGATCGACTGTATTGTTAAGAGCTATACCATTGTTTAGAATGTTAGGATTTAAAAGATTTCATTTATTTGGGTGTGACTCCTGTTTAAGTGAAGACGAAATGCATCACGCATATGAACAAGTAGAAAATGATGGACAGTTAGTTATGCCCGTAAACGTGAGCGGGAAAGTATTTAACTGTAACCCTTGGATGGTATCGCAAGCCCAAGAGTTTATTGACCTAATTAAAATGTTAGGCGATGAAATTGAGTTAGCAATCTATGGTGGGTTATTACATCATATTTTAGAATCCGGCGCATCATACGCCGATATTAAGGAGATTTAACATGGCAGCAACAGCATGGCAACTATACAACAGTGCCAAACAATATATAGGTAATGGTACCATAACGTTAGGTGCCGGTGTTTTTAAAATGGTTTTAGCTCAAACGGCTAGTAATGCTTCTACATTTACTTTGAGTACATATGCATCTGTGACAAATGAAGTTGCAGCAGCAGGTGGTTATGTTACGGGTGGTAGAAACTTAGTACCAGCTACAGCTCAATGGACAGTAGGAGCTTCAGCTAAACAGCAGAAGTTTACTATGTCCGCAGTAGGTTTAGCGTTTACAGCTTCCGGTGCTAATTTAGTAAATGTTAGATATGCAATTTTACGTAACTCTACTGGAGCAGCTGCAGGTAAACTTTTATGTTTCTGTCAGTTATCTAGTACACAGTTTACTGTAACGTCGCCAAATACTTTAACTGTTTTACCCGCTGCTACTGGCATATTTACCTTAACATAAGGAGCTAGTAATGGCTACCGGCTGGGGACGAAGTACCTGGAGTTCAGGCCCTTGGGGCATGACTGAAGTTGAGATCACCCCCAGTGTAGGTGCGTTAACATTAGCTGGACTAGCGCCTACAGTATTAGAAGGAGTGGTAATTACCCCTGGAGTAGGAGCTCTAGCATTGGCTGGAGTAGCACCAAGTTTAGTTAGAAGTAACGTAATTACTCCGGGTGTAGGAGCAGCGATATTAGCTGGAATAGCACCAAGTACAATAGAAGACACAAGAATAACACCGAGCGTAGGAGCACTAACCCTAGCCGGTGTAGCGCCAACAGCCCTAGAAGGGGATATAGCAATACCAGGAGTTGGAGCACTTACATTGCAGGGGATAGCTCCTCAAGTTGTACAACAGAATAATATATTTAAAACTCCTCTGGTTGGAGCAGTAAGTATAGCAAGTGAAGCACCACACGTATTTGGTAGCACCGTTATAACACCTAGTGTAGGCGCATTAACCTTAGCTGGAATAGCTCCAGCTGTAACTGATGGGTTAGTAGTAAGACCAGATTCAGGTGCATTAAGTTTATTAGGACATGCTCCTAGCGAAGTAATAGGATTAGTAAGACAACCCGCCTCTGGCGCAATAAGTTTAACAGGGCACGCCCCTATTGTGAACGACCCAAATTGGGTTATAATAGATACTACTCAATCCCCTGAATGGGAAGAGATAGTTACAGGATAAGGAATAACAATGTCAACATATTCAAATTTATCAGTAGAACTAATAGGAACCGGAGAACAAGACGGTACTTGGGGAAATACGACTAACACCAATCTAGGCACAGCATTAGAAGAAGCCATTGTTGGTACAGTCGATCAAGCTGTTGGTACAGGAGATACTACATTAACTTGGAGTGTTTCTTCTAATGCTACACAAGTAGCTAGACACTTACGCCTTAACCTTACAGGAAGTGCAGGAGGTTCAGGTAATTTAGTTATACCTACCACTGCCGCAGGCGGTGCCAATACTTTCAAAAAACAATTCTTAATTAAAAATAGCTCTACTACAGCCATAACAGTTAAAACTGCTTCAGGTACAGGAGTGTTAGTTCCAGCAGGTAAATCATCTTTTGTATATGCAGACGGCACCAATGTTGTTGCTTCTATTGATTACATTAGTGGATCGATTGTTTCAAGTGATGTAGATATTAATGGTGGCACAATTGATGGTACTACAATCGGTGCAGCTACCCCTAGCACAGGAGCGTTTACTACACTCTCAGCATCAAGCACAGTTTCAGGAGCAGGGTTTACAGCTCGATTTGCTACACCAGGACCAATCGGTAATACATCAGCTAGCACAGGTAATTTTACAACTCTAGGTGCAACGGGCAACGTTACACTTGGCGATGCTGCTGGAGATGAAGTCACACATAATGCAGGGACAGTAAACGTACCTAATAATCTTATATATTCTGGTACTGGAGCTGTAACTCAAACTGTGGGTACAACTGCTCAACGACCAGGTTCACCAGCAGAAGGAATGTTTAGGTATAATTCCACAACAGATGAATTCGAAGGTTATGCAGACGGAGCTTGGGGTTCAATTGGTGGGGGAGCATCAGCAGGCGGTGCTATTTATGAGAACACAGACGATATTACAGAAAACTATACTTTAACTACAGGATCGAATGGCATGTCAGTAGGGCCTATAACTATAGCAGCCACAAAGACAGTTACTGTTCCTTCTGGACAACGATGGGTGATATTA